AGTGGAATTCCGGCAGGGCTATAAATCCATGTCGCCGCCCTCGAAGGAACTCATCAACATGATCCTGAGCTGCAAGCTGGAACACGGCAACAATCCTGCCCTCCGCTGGATGGCTGACAATGCTGTCATCGAGATGGATCCCGCGGGGAACATCAAGCCCAGCAAGGCCAAAGCCACCCAGCGCATTGACGGCATAGTCGCCCTGATTATGTCCCTCGACCGGGCTATGAGGCACCCGCTGGACGACGGGAAATCAGTCTACGACGAGCGGGGGCTATCGACAATTTAATCGGAGTATTTTATGAAAATACCCTTTATCTCCAAGCTGTTCGAGAGGCGCTATTCGCTCTCCGATATGGACAAGGCTATGGATCTGTTAATAGCCGGTAAGCCCTCAGTAACCGGCGTCAGTGTCACCAACTCCACGGCCCTCCACTGCATAGCCTATTTTGACGGCGTCCGGCTGATCTCCGAGACCTGCGGCCAGCTGCCGTTAATCGAATACCGGAGGCTGTCACGAGGCAAGGAGAGGGCTACCGACAGGATAGTCTATCACCTGCTGCATGATGAGCCCAACCCGGAAATGGACGCCATGAGCTTCAAGACAACTCTGACGGCTCACTGCGTGACCTGGGGGAATGCCTTTGCAGAGATCCAATGGGACGCAAACGGCTATCCTGTGGCCCTCTGGCCGCTCCGGCCGGACAAGATGAAAGTTGGCCGGGACTCCGTAACCAAAGAACTAATCTACGCCTATACCCTGCCGGACGGCATGACCGTCAAGCTTCCTGCCTATCGGGTGTTCCATATTCCCGGCTTTGGATTTGATGGCATTATCGGCTACGACCCGATCTATCTGGCCCGCGAGGGAATCGGGATGGCGCTGGCCCTGGAGGAATTTGGAGGCCGCTTTTTCGGCAACGGGGCAACTCCCGGCGGCGTCCTGGAACACCCGCACAACCTCAGCGAAACGGCTCAGGAGAACCTCCGCAAATCATGGAATGAAATGCATCAAGGCTTATCCAATCAGCACCGCATCGCCATTCTGGAAGAGGGCATGACCTATAAGCAGGTGGGCATCCCGCTTAACAATGCCCAGTTCCTGGAAAGCCGGGTATTCCAGATTCAGGAGATCGCCAGAATTTTGCATATCCCGCCGCACATGCTGGGAGAGCTGTCGAGAGGCACATTCAGCAATATTGAGCATCAGGGCATCGAGTTTGTGCAGTACACCATGACGCCCTGGTTTAAACGCTGGGAACATACCTGCACCCGCAAACTCCTGCTGAAAAGCGAACGCTCGATGTATTTTGTCGAGTATCTGGTTGACGCCCTGCTCCGGGGCGACTCCGCTGCCCGTGCTGCCTTTTACCGGGAGCTGTTCTATCTGGGCGCGTTATCTCCCAACGACATCCGCGAAAAGGAAAACATGAATCCAATCTCCGATCCCGGGGGCGACAAATACTACATCCAGCAGAACATGATGCCGATGGATCAGGCCGGAAAACTGGCCCAGGCCCAGCAGCCGAAGTCCTTGAGCGAGGCTGTCCGCCGGATCGCCGACCGGAACAAGCAGAACATTCTCCGGGCGTACGAAAAAGACCCGGCCAGTCTGCCGGCTTATCTGGAAGATTACACCCGTGATTTCAAATCCTACGTGTTGAAAGAGATCGTCGAATCTGACGAATAACTTTATTTCTCAGGGAGTATTAAGCCATGGAATAAAGGAGAGAGAATTGGTAGCGAGATATATTACTTGCAAAGGTTGTGGTCAACAGAGAAGTCAATACGAAGACGGGTACTGCAAAGAATGTTTTGAAAAGAAAGAAAAACCAATCATGCTGTCAGACGTTAAACGGATAGTGCTTAATGATGGCGACATTATAGTGATACGCTGTAAGAAAATATTAACAGAACAAGCAATCAAAAACATACGTGACGTAGTTGAGCGTACAATTCTAGGTCATAAGGTAATAATACTGGAAGAAGACATGGACATAGGTGTAATAGGTAAATAATTTATTTCTCAGGAAATACTCTAAGCCCTCTTCGGAGGGCTTTTTTATTACCCATTTTTCGGGAGGCGAATATGGCAATTAAACAGGAAACCAGAACTTTCGATCTGGACGTACTCGAAGTCCGCTCAGAGGCAGACGGACCTAAAATCATCCGCGGTCACGCCGCTGTCTTTAACAAACTCAGCGACGATCTGGGCGGCTTCCGCGAGATCATCGAGCCGGGAGCCTTTGCCGAGGCCGTCAAGCGCGATGACGTCCGCGCCCTTATTAACCACGTGCCGCTCTACATTTTAGGCCGCAACAAAGCCGGGACGCTCAGGCTCGAAGAGGACGAGAAAGGCCTGGCCATTGAGATTGACCCGCCGGACACTCAGTATGCCCGCGATCTGGCTGTCAGCATCGAGCGCCGGGACATCACCCAGATGAGCTTCGGCTTCCGCATCGACGGCAAAAACGGCGAACGCTGGGAGGTAGACGGGAAGGAAGTCAAGCCGGTGGATGCCTTTATGGCCATGTGGGACGGCGGAAAGCACGACATTGTGCGGCATGTGGTCAAGACCCGGCTGTTCGATGTATCCCCGGTCACCTACCCGGCTTACCCGCAAACCGACGTCAAGGTCCGCTCGATCGCCGCCAGGGAGGGCGTCGATTATGACCGCATCGAGGACTGGCGGGAAGCGGAAGAGATTATCAAAAAAATTAAAACACCGGATGGGCCTCGGGCCGAAAAGCCTGCCGGCAGTCTGGCCGTTTTGAAATTCAGACTCAAATAAATATTAAAAATCGGAGAAAAAGCATGTTAAAAGTTTTCGAGTATCGCAGACAGTTGAAAGCCCTCAAGGATGAGGGAACCGCCCTGCTGCTCAAGGCGGAGGAAGAAAAACGGGATATGAACGCCGAAGAGCAGAAACGGTTCGACGCCATCAACAGCGAGATGGATTCAATCGAAGCCCGGATGGACCAGTACATTAAGGTCAACCGGATACCGGAAGAGCAGCTCCGGGCTTATGAAGCGCACCGGCCTGATCCCGCTCCGGCTAACGCTCCGGGGCCGTTCCGCTCTCTGGGCGAGCAACTCCTGGCCGTCAGGGATTTCTACACCGGCCGCAACCGCGACAACCGGCTGTTCGAGGTCCGCGCTCCCTCTGGGGCAAATGAATCATCTCCCACCGAGGGCGGCTTCCTGGTCCAGCAGGACTTCGTCACGACCTTGCTGACCCAGACCTATGACACTAACGAGATTCCCCGCCGCTGCCGCAGATTCCCGGTCAGCGCCAGTTCCAATTCGTTTTCCATGAACGTCATCGATGAGACTTCCCGCGCCACCGGCTCCCGCTGGGGCGGCATTCGCGTTTACCGCGAGAATGAGGCCGACTCAACCACGGCCAGCAAGCCGAAATTCGGCAAGCTGGAAATGAAGCTCGAGAAGATGATGGGCCTCTGTTATGCCACCGATGAGCTGATGCAGGACGCCGCAGCTCTGGGAGCCGTCATCACTCAGGGCTTCACCGAGGAATTCGGTTTCAAGCTCTCTGACGAGATCATCCGGGGTACCGGCGTCGGCCAGTGCCTGGGCATCCTGAATAGCGGGTCTCTGGTCAGCGTCCCGAAAGAAACCGGGCAGGTAGCGGACACTGTAGTCACCGAGAACATTCTCAAAATGTGGAAATCCCGGCAGGGCCGCGGGCTGGTCTGGATTTACAATCAGGAACTGGAAGACCAGCTCGAAACTCTGACCCTCTCCATCGGCACCGGCGGCGTCGAGATGAAGCTGTTCCAGCCGCCTCAGGGCAATCAGGTATTCGGCACCATTAAAGGCGCGCCGGCTATTCCCTCTGAGGTTGCATCCGGGCCGGGAGACGTCGGCGATATCATCCTTGCTGACCTGCAGCAGTACCTTCTGGTAGACAAGGGTGGCCTGCAGATGGCCGAATCCATACACGTGATGTTTACCACCGACGAGACTACTTTCCGCTTTATTTACCGCGTCAATGGCCAGCCGATGCGGAAGAGCAAGATCACCCCGTACAAGCGGACTTCCAGCGATTTCTACGTCTCGCCGTTTGTCGCCCTGGCCGCCAGGTAATCACCGGGGAGGCTCTGTCCTCCCCTTAATCAGTAAATAAATTTAAGAGGTTCGAAATATGAGATTATCAGATACCTTAAAATTCGTCCCTGTCCTCGAATCTGAGGACATCAACGACGGTGTTGATTGCGACAGCATCAACATGGAGGGTTACGAAAGCGCGACCTTCCTGATCGTGTTCTGCTCGGACTTGAGCGGCAATGCCGTACTCACCCTGAACGAGGGAGCCACCGACGGCACTAAAACCACTGCCCTGACCTTCAATTACCGGGTTTCCAGTGCGGATATCGGCTCGGCCTCCGCCGACGTCCTGGGCGACTTTTCTACTTCCGCAGCCCTGACTCTGACCGAGGCCAGCTACGAAGACCGGCTCCTGATTGTAGAGATCGATGCCGCAGCCATGACCGACGGCATGAACTGGCTCACCCTGGCTTTCAGCAACGCTGCCGCTGCCGGTTCCGTGACCGTTGTAGCTATCCTCAAGCCTCGTTACGCCAGCTCCGCCACCGATACCGCTCT